TTGCTGCTAATGCAGACAGAGTAGGACTATTAGGATCAACATCAGGCGAAGGTGCTGCTCGTATGGGTCGAATGACAAAACAGCTAAGAAGTCAAGAGGCAGGATTGCTAAGTTTAGGTTTTACCCAAGAAAGTGTAAATGAAGGATTTGGTGACTATATCGAAATGATGGCAAGATCTGGACAACTGAGAGGTCGATCAGATGCATCACTTACCGCCGGCGCACAAAACTACCTAATGGAAATTGACAAACTTGCTAAGGTTACTGGAAAAAGTCGAAAAGAAATACAAGATGAAATGAATTCTCGTATGGCAGCGGCGAATTTTAATGTTCTTGCTTCAAAGCTGACAGGTGATGCACTTACTAACTTTACTACTAACGCAACATTCGACAAAACACTAGGAGACGATTTTGCTGACGCTATGACTGATTTAGCAGACGGAACTGCACAGTCAGGTTTTGCGCAAAAACTAGCATCTATTGTTCCTGGATTTGCTGATCTTGCAGAAGCTAATGCAACAGGTAAGATTTCGCAAGAAGAATATCAAAGAAGATTTAGAGAACTGCTACCTCAAATTCAATCGTTTGCTAGTGGTTTAGATGCTGCTGGAACAAGTGCATTGATGCAAGAAGACGGATATGCCCAATTGTTAGCTACACTGTCTCCGGCACAAAAAGAATTACAACGTATGACCGATGCTGCAAAAGCAGATGCTGACCAAGACAAAAGAACTAATTTAACTGATACTTTTGCTACCTTTGAACAAACAATACAAAATGTAAAAAGTAAATTTGAAACAGCATTAATTGATAGTGGAATACTAGATACAGTAGGTACACTAATGGGAGACTTAGGTACAGGAATAACAACACTAGCAGATGATGGTGTTAAATGGTTTGCTGATTATCTTAAGAGTGAAAGTTTTCAACTTGCTTTAACAAATTTTAAAGATTCAGTTGAATCAATGAAAACAAAAATTACAACGTTTGTAGATGATATAGGTAAAGTAGGTTTTGCTCAAGCAATTAAAAATTTATTTGCAAGCGAAGACGGCAAAGGTATAGATATTGGTGGTATGTTTGGAGACTTTTTAAGTTCAGCATTTGCTAATATGTTGCCAAGTTTAGACACTGTTCTAATTGGATTAGCAGTAGGAATTGGCGCAATGATACTTGCACCATTTGCAGGTATTGCTGCTGTATTTGTAGGCATTGGAGTTGGTATTGCTGCAATGATAGGCTGGGAAAAAATTAAACAATTTGCAGTCGACAGTTGGAATGCAATAACTGGAGTATTTACAGGTATAGTTGATTGGTTTGCCGGAGTAGACATAATGACTCCTATTAATGATATGTGGGCTACTGTTAAAGGATGGTTTACGTTTGGAGAAGGCGAGTCATTTAGTATAAGTGCAGTTGGAACAAAAATGTGGGAAACTGTTACTGGTTGGTTTAGTATGGAAGGAACTGATTTTAGTATTTCCGCAGTAGCTGATATGATGTGGCAAACTGTAACAGGTTGGTTTAACTTCTTAGATACTACATTTAGTATTAGTGAAATAGCAACCAATATGTGGAACACTGTAACAGGCTGGTTTGGCTTTGGTGAGGGTGAAGCAGCATTTGGAATTAGTCAACTTGCACAAGATGCGTGGGCAACTGTAACAGGATGGTTTGGATTTGGTGAGGGTGATTCGTTTAGCATAAGCGAACTAATAAGCGGTGCTTGGGAAACAGTTACTGGATTCTTTAGCTTTGGTGATATGGAACTTCCGAGTATATCAGGATTGTTTCAAGGTATAATTGATAAAGTAAAAGGATTCTTTAGTTTCGACTTTAAAATGCCTAACTTTAAACAATACTTGCCAACGTGGCTAGGTGGTGAAGGGAAATCGTTATTTGGCGGCGGAGGAAGCGAACCAGGAACTGCGGCAACAGCAGCAGTAACACAACCAGAGGCTATGCCTGATGTATCAACTCCAGGAAATGTTGCTGCATTAGGAACATTAGATTACGGATATCAATTAGATCAAGCCAAATTACTAAAAACAGAGCTTGCAGACATAAGTTCTATGGCTACTTTTAATGATGAATTAGAAAGAATGCAATCAGGACTTGACAAATCTAATGTAGAAGCGTATAATACTAGTATGAAAGCCTTAGTTACTACATTAGAAAAACTGAATAAAGTGCTTGCAGAAGATAATAAAGGATTGTTAGGCGGCGGAACAGGAGTTTCTGCAGGATCAATGCTTGCAGACGGCACATTAGGTGGCGGATCCAGCACAGGCAGCGCAGAGCAGCTAGATCGGTTAAATAGCTTAGTTACACAACTAATCGCATTACAGGGCGAAAGTAACACAAATACTAAAAACACTGTTAAAGCAATTAGTGGAAACCTACAATTAGGATAATTAAATGAGTTGGAAAAAACATTTTACACCAGTAAAAACTGGAAATAACCCGGACGGAAGTTATAGTCCCTTTAGCCGGGCTGGCACTGGAAGTAACGCAGGTCCTGCTCGTACTAATTATTCATCATACTTACCTGATGTATATATCGGAAGTCCAAATCGTGTTGAACGTTATGGTCAATATAATACAATGGATATGGATAGTGAAGTAAATGCTGCACTTGATATATTAGCAGAATTTACCTCGCAAACTAATCAACAAAATAAAACACCATTCATACTTGACTTTAAAACTAAAGCAACTAATTCAGAAATTACAATTATACAGCAATACTTAAAGCAGTGGTGTAAATTACAAAACTTTGAAACACGCATATTTCGAATTATGCGAAACATATTTAAATTTGGTGATCAGTTCTTTATTAGAGATCCTGAAACTAAAAAATTATTTCACGTTGATCCTGCAAAAGTTACAAAGATTATTGTTAACGAAAGCCAAGGTAAAACGCCTGAACAATATGTAATTAAAGACTTTAATTTAAACTTTGCTGAAATGGTAGCAACAACGCCACATCAAACTAACGGAAATATAACCGGTGGCGGCGATGGCTATTTAACAGGTGGCGTTCGAGGTATGGTCGGCAATACAACTAGTTCAGCAGCCGGCGGTCGATTCCAAACAGGCGACAATGAAATTTCAGTTGACTCGGAACACGTTTTACATTTAAGTTTATCAGAAGGATTAGATTTAAACTATCCGTTTGGTAATAGTTTATTAGAAACAGTATTCAAAGTATTCAAACAAAAAGAATTGCTTGAAGATGCGATTATTATATATCGTGTACAAAGAGCTCCAGAAAGAAGAGTATTCTACGTTGATGTGGGTAATATGCCATCACACCTTGCTATGCAATTTGTTGAGCGTGTTAAGACGGAAATACATCAAAGACGTATCCCATCGCAGACAGGTGGCGGAACAAATGTCATAGACTCATCATACAATCCCCTGTCAATTAATGAAGATTACTTTTTCCCACAAACTGCTGAAGGACGTGGATCTAAAGTTGAAACACTACCAGGCGGAACTAACTTAGGAGAGATTGATGACCTTAGATATTTTACTAATAAGCTCGTACGTGGCTTACGAATCCCTAGTTCATACTTACCGACCGGGCCTGATGATGGAAATTCTCAGTACAGTGACGGGCGAGTTGGAACAGCCTATATACAAGAACTAAGATTCAATACATACTGTGAACGCTTACAAAATTTAGTAGCAGAAGAATTTAATCAAGAATTTAAACGATATATGTTAGAAAAAGGAATAAACATTGATACTGCAATGTTTGATCTTAGATTTCAACCACCACAAAACTTTGCAAGTTACAGACAAAGTGAAATTGATAATGCACGTATTCCTACATTTACACAGATGAGTGCAATACCTTACGTTTCAAATAGATTTGCAATGAAACGTTTCTTAGGAATGACGGAAGAAGAAATTGCAGAAAATGAACGTATGTGGAGAGAAGAGAACGACGAAAATCTAACACAGCCAGAAACTGATGCAGCAGGCGAAATGCGTGGTGCAGGAATTAGTTCAGCTGGAATTAGTTCAGACTTAGGTTCAATTGAAGACGAAGCTGATACAACCCCTGATCCGGAGATGGCCGGAGATGAGATGGCAGGTGCTATGCCTGATGCTGGAGGAGCAGCCGCAGCTGAAACTCCAACAACTGATCAAACGATATAAATACTACTATGATACTACGTGAATTATTTTATTATGATAAAGAAACGCTCGAACCTGTAGAGGACGATCGTTATGAAGAACGTGATGACGAGTCTCCTGTAGAAAAAACTGATACACGTAAAACAAGATTAACACTTCGCCAAATTAACAAAGCTCGCAAAGCATCTGAACTACATACAACAGAACAACAAAAAGAATTAGATTTTGTTCGTCAAATGTATGGAGTAGCAGCTAATGCTGACGCGGGTGTTTAATGGCAAAAATAGATAAGTCTTTATATTCAAAAGAAGAATGGCATAAGATAAGACAAGAAAGGCGTAATAAAAAACGTCTTAAAAATTTATCTAAAACAAACAACATTGAAAATTTATCATCTAACGATATTGCTTTTGTAATCGGTAATGGCGTTAGCAGACTCCCTATTGACCTAGAACAATTAAAATCTATAGGAAAAGTATATGCTTGTAATGCAGTATACAGAACTTTCCAACCAGACTTCTTAGTAGCAGTTGATGTAAAAATGATTTTAGAAATCAATAAAGCTGGATTTCAACATAAAAATCAAGTATGGACCAATCCTAATAAATCATATGAGCGAATAAAAAATTTAAATTTCTTTAGTCCTAGCAAAGGTTGGTCAAGTGGACCAACGGCATTATGGTTAGCAACACAACATCAATACAAAAAAATATACATATTAGGATTTGATTTTAGAGGATCTAAAGAAGGACGTATGTTTAATAACATATATGCTGACACTGCAAATTATAAAAAATCTACTGACGGAGCAACATTTTTTGGAAATTGGATGCGACAAACCACTAGTATAATTAAACAAAATACTGATATTGAATACAAAAGAGTAATAGCACCAGATAATTATTGTCCGGAAGAACTAAATAAATTTAACAACTTAGAGAATATTTTTATTGAAGATTTCCAACAAATGTTCAATCTCGCCTAATATTTTTACAAAATAGCCGTTTTTGGCCTATATCTACGTAGTTTTTCGTATAAATAGTAAATACAAATGACAGCCTTACCATAGGTAAACTTTTTATAGGAGAAATACAATGGCAGATCAAAATAAATTTGAAGAAATGCTTGAGCGTCTTATCAACGAAGATAAGAGCGGCGCTGAAGAGCTATTTCACGAGATTGTCGTAGAAAAATCAAGAGATATCTACGAATCATTATTAGAAAACGATTTAGAAGAAGTAGCCGACGAAGAAGTCGATGAAGCAACTGACGAAGAAGTAGATGAAGCTACTGACGAAGAAGTTGACGAAGCTACTGACGAAGAAGTTGACGAGTCAAGCAATGACGAAGAAGTTGACGAGAATTTTGACCTTGATGAATTTGAAGTCGAAGCTGAACCAGAAATGGGCGGCGATCCAGCAGACGATATGATGGGTGACATCGAAGATGCGATGGACGGCGACGAAGAAGGTGACGAAGAAGAAGGTGAAGAAGGCGATGTTGAAGATCGTGTTGAAGACCTAGAAGATGCACTAGATGATCTAAAAGCTGAATTTGAAAAAATGATGGCTGGCGACGAAGGCGGAGATGACGAAGCTGGAGACGATATGGATGCTGGTGACGAAGATGACGATTCAGAAGAAGAGTCATTTAACTTTGGCGAAGCTGAAGAAGACACAGACGAAGCTGTTGAAGAAGCAACTGACGAAGAAGTTGACGAATCAAGAACACCTAAAACTGCTAACGAAGAAATGCGTGAGTATGTTGAAAAAGTAACTGCAACTATGGGCGACAACGGTGCAAACTCGAAGTCAACTGTAGCAGGTGCTAACGATATGGGCGGAGAAGCCGGTAACTTAGTACAAGGTAGTGAAGAAGGTGGACGTACAGCAGATTCTGCAAAAGATGAAACAGCTGGTAACGTAAATGTTCCAGGTGGTAAAGCATCTAAGTCTATGAAAGCACAACCAAAAGGCCACGGCGCTGAGAAAAAAGGCGCAGGCGAAGCTGCTGACAATAAAAAATCAACAGTCGGCAAATAATATTAGGGACTAATAGATGAACAATCTTTTACGAGAGCATTTGACATTCGACCAAGCAAATATGGTTGTTGAGTCTACCGAAAACGCTAAAGGCGGCAAAGACCTTTATATGAAGGGAATCTGCATACAAGGCGGAGTGCGTAATGCAAACCAACGTGTATATCCTGTAAACGAAATAGGTAGGGCTGTCAAAACTCTCAATGATCAGATAGCAGGAGGATATAGTGTTCTCGGTGAAGTTGATCATCCTGAAGGACTTAATATAAACTTAGACCGTGTGTGCCATATGGTCACAGATATGTGGATGGATGGACCAAACGGTTATGGTAAATTAAAAATTCTACCAACACCGATGGGGAACCTAGTACAAACGATGCTTGAAGCAGGCGTAAAACTAGGTGTCTCGTCACGTGGTAGTGGTAATGTAAGTGAAGACGGAAACGGTGAAGTTTCTGAATTTGAAATTATAACGGTAGATGTAGTAGCACAACCAAGTGCTCCTGGAGCCTACCCAACGCCAATATACGAACATTTAATGAATGCTCGTGGCGGAATGCAGGCATACGAATTAGCACAGGCAACAAAACAAGACCCAAAGGCACAAAAGTATCTAAAGGATTCGCTGATTAATATAATCAGTAAACTCCAATAACGAGGAGACAAATATTATGTTGGATGCACTAAAAACACTTTTTGAAAACGATGTAGTTTCAGAAGAAGTGCGCAACGAAATTCAAGAAGCTTGGGACGCGAAACTCAAAGAGAATCGCCATCAAGTAACTGCTGAATTACGTGAAGAATTTGCTCAAAAATATGAGCAAGACAAGTCAACAATGGTTGAAGCCATTGACACACTTGTATCTGAGCGTTTAGCAGAAGAAATTGCTGAATTTGCAGAAGATCGCAAATCATTAGCAGAAGCCCGTGCAAAATATGCAGTAGCACAACGTGAAAACGCTAACCTACTTAAAGGATTTGTTATGGAGACATTAACTAAAGAAGTTAATGAGCTACACGAAGATCAAAAAGCAATGGCTGAAAATTTTGGAAAACTTGAAGAATTTGTTGTCGAAGCACTTGCAAAAGAACTTGCAGAGTTCCACGAAGACAAGAAAGACTTAGCAGAAACAAAAGTACGTTTAGTACGTGAAGCTAAGACACACTTCGCTAAAGTTAAAACTAGCTTTATCGAAAGGAGTGCTAAAGCAGTATCAGAAACAGTTGACAAAGCTCTTAAAGGAGAAATTGGACAACTTAAAGAAGATATTGAAGAAGCACGTCGAAACGATTTTGGTCGCAAACTGTTTGAAGCCTTTGCTTCAGAATATGCAGGAAGCTACCTAAATGAAAATTCAGAAACAGCAAAGCTAATGAAAGTTCTTGATGCTAAAGATCATCAACTTAAAGAAGCTAAAGCGTTTGCATCAAAAGCTAAAACATTAGCAGAAGCTCAGGCAACTGAGAAGAAGCGTTTGATTGAAGCAGCAACACGCAAAGATGTTATGAACGAACTGACTGGCCCGTTAAACTCGGACCAGAAAGAGATTATGATAGATTTACTGGAATCTGTCCAAACGGCAAACTTACGTAAGTCGTTTGACAAGTACCTACCGGCAGTTATAGACGGTAACACTCCAGCCAAAAAGGCAATATTATCAGAGGCAAGAGAAGTAACAGGCAACCGTGAAGACCATTCACAAACTAACGTTAGTAGACAAGCAGACGAGAAAAACAACTTGGTTGATTTTAAACGTCTAGCTGGATTAAATTAAGGAGATAATTATGTCAGAACTACTAGAAAGTCGCTGGCAGGAGACCAAAGGTGCCCTAGTTGAAGGATTAACAGGAAATAAGAAATCTGTTATGGAAGCTACTTTAGAAAATACTCGTAAGTATTTGTCTGAAGCTGCAACAGCTGGTGCTACTTCTGCAGGTAACGTAGCAACACTTAACCGTGTTATTTTACCAGTCATTAGACGTGTAATGCCAACCGTTATTGCTAACGAATTGGTAGGTGTACAACCTATGACAGGACCAGTGGGTCAAATCCACACATTAAGAGTTAGATATGCAGACGCAGTCAACTCAACAAACGGAACAGATACTACAGCAGGCGATGAGGCTCTTAGCCCATTCAAAATTGCTGAAGCCTATTCCGGTGCTTTAGATGACAAAGCAGCAGCAACAAGTGCATTAGAAGGCTCAGCTGGTAACAGACTAAGCATTCAGATCTTGAAGCAAACAGTAGAAGCAAAATCCAGAAAGCTATCAGCTCGTTGGACTTTTGAGTCTGCTCAAGACGCTCAGTCACAGCACGGCATTGACGTTGAAGCAGAAATTATGGCTGCTTTAGCTCAAGAAATTACAGCTGAAATTGATCAGGAAGTATTAGCATCGTTAAGTGCATTAGCACCAACATCAGATACTTACAATCAAGCAGCAGTAAGCGGTACAGCAACATTTGTAGGCGACGAACACGCAGCACTAGCTGTTATGATCAATCGTGCATCAAATGAAATCGCACAGCGTACAAGACGTGGCGCAGGTAACTGGGCAGTTGTGTCTCCACAGGCATTAACTATCCTACAATCTGCTACTACTTCTGCGTTTGCTAGAACAACAGAGGGTTCTTTTGAAGCTCCTACAAACACTAAGTTTGTTGGTACTCTTAACAACGCTATGAAGATCTACGTAAACACATACGCAGCAGATGATTCAGCTGTACTAGTTGGTTATAAGGGTTCAAGTGAATCAGACGCAGCAGCGTTCTATTGCCCATATATCCCGCTAATGAGCTCAGGCGTTGTATTAGACCCAGACACATTCGAACCAGTTGTATCATTTATGACACGTTACGGATATGTTGAGTTAAACAACACTGCATCATCTCTTGGTAACGCCGGTGACTACTTGAATAAAGTAGGAATCAGCAATGTTAGCTTTAGCTAATATAGTTACTTAGATAACGCATTAAAATAGGTCCTTTCGAGGGCCTATTTTTTTGACTAAATAAAATTAGTATAGTCCGCTTTAGAGACTCGCATAGGTTCTGCGTGAAAAGAATCGTATATATCTGTTAATATAGGAGAAATACGATGACTAAAGAACTAACCTTTATATATCGCGGTGTCAAGTATGTTAAAACCGTAAAAGTATAATTTAATTAGGACACGGATGTCCGTTTATAAATACTGTATGATACATACTCCTTGGAAACACGAAATTATTGATAATTTCTTAGATCAATCTGATTTTAATTTTTTATCTAATGTTAATCTTAATACGCCTAGTCTTACCGGTGTAGAATTT